CCGCTTCCCGCTTCAGGAGGTCGGGCGATACCCGAATGATAGGGAAGTATCTATGTCAGACGGGAACATTCGCTCCCATGGTCTGCCCGGAATCACGCGCAGCGTCCTGCTGCGCTCTCTGGATAACGGCCTGTGCGGTCTGCATGTCCAGCCCGCCATTCTGCTGCCGCTGCATCTGCGCCTGCTGCATCTGCTGCTGTGCCATCTGCATCTGCATGGCCATCTGCTGCTGCAGCTGCTGTTTGTGCAGTTCCTCTTCGAGGTATGCCCGCGTCTCTCCGGCTCCCGGATAGTGCAGCAGCTCCATCTTCGTCCAGAACAGGATGAGCGTCTGAATCTGCGCCGGGTCTCCGAAGGCTCCGGTCTGCAGGTTCATGCGCGTCTCCTGCCACATGGCCTCGCGGTTCGATGCCAGCGGGGCAGAGGTATCGCAGCTGAAGAGGAACTGATCGTTCCAGCACCACTCTCCCGCCGCGTCCTGTTCAAGGAAGTCATAGCGGTTGAACGTCTCGTACTGTGCGTTGCCGTGGATGTCGTTGGACACCACCGGCCTCGGCTCGTCCGTGTATGCCAGCTTGAACTTGAACATGGCTTCGAACAGCGCCGCATACGCTGCATCCTTCATCACGCGCTTGCTCTCCAGTCTGCCAGCACTCTGCGCCGCCGCGAACTCCTTGGCTTTGCCGCTGGTGGCCGTGCGGTCTGTGCGCCCCTGAAAGCTGTCTGTGATGCCGATGATCTGCCTCGCCTCTTCGTATACCTGCGACAGGTACACCATGTCCTGCTCCACGTTGCCCTGCAGGTCGTATACGTCGATCAGCGCTTTTGTGGCCGCGTTGCCCGGTCGGATGACCTTCATGTCCTCCGCGTCCACGCGGATGCTGGCCTCGTCCGGCAGCGTGATGTAGCTGCCAGATTTCAGCAGCTTGTCGATGATCTTGCTCTCGATGCGGTTGGTGGTGTTCTGTTGGTCGGCAATCTTGTCAATGTCGCTGTCTCCCAAGAACCTGCCGTACACGCTCACATTCTTCTGCAGGATGACCGGGAAGATGTCCGGCTTGTAGAACGGCACCTTCGTCGGCTCTTCGATGATCTCCACCACCGGCAGCCCCAGCTCGTCCGTCTCCGTGTCGGATGCCACCTCTCGGCGTACCATGCCGCCGATGGTGCTGCCGTCGCTTCTGGTGACGGCCACAGGGATTTCCTCGAACTCTTCCTCGGTCTCCTCCCACTTGCTTCCGCCGCAGTATGGGCATTTCTTCCGCCCGCCCCGGAGCGGCAGCGGCCTCGTCTCTTTTGCAAGCGCATCCGCCGCCGCGTCAAAGTCCACCTCCGCCGCCGCGTCAAAGTCCACCTCCGCCGCCGCGCTCATGCCGTTCGGCAGCAGGATGTCCGGCGCGTCCATCTCTGGCTCCGTCAGCAGCGGCTCCACCGCGCCGCACTTCACGCACCTGCGCAGCCGCCTCGCCTGATAGTCTTCAAGGTCTTCCAGCTGCGTGTCGTTCACCCAGCTGTAAAGACCGATGCCTCCCTTGTCGTTGCGGTAGTATGCGATGTACTGCGTCACAAGGTCGTTCGCCGTGGTGTCCCCACCGGTGCCCTTGATGTCCGGCTCTTCCTCGCTCTCGTCTGATACGTCCACATCGTAGCGCCTGCGGATGTATTCCTTCGTCTGCGGGATTTTGAGGATGATGTAGTCCATGTCCTCGATGCCGGTGTACACACCGTCCTGCGGGATGATCTGCTTCGGGTGAAGCGTGGATACCGCCAGCTCCCCGATGGTGAAGTGCGTCCGCTGCGTGTTGTCCCACTCCACCAGAAACGCCGCGCCGCCCTGAATGGGCACTGTCCGCTCCATGATGTCGTTGAGCTGTTCAAACGGCATTCTGTCAAGCTCGTTGCGCAGCATGTCCTCGATGAGCTTTGCTTTCATCTCGTCCTGCTTGCGTCTGGCCGTCACCTTCGGCTGCGGAATGTTGCTGTCTGTCTGCGCCTCGATGATCTCCGCGCAGATATTGCGCACATGCACGGCCTTCGTCTTCCGCTCGCCCTGCACGATAGGCCGCATCTCGTTCGTCCCGGCATACAGCGCCTCCCGCTCGTCCATGCGGCTGGTCTCGCCGTCGTATGCCGCTTCGTTGGTCTTCAGCCTGTCTTGCCAAAGCCGCAGCTTGTTCTTGTCCTGTTTCTTCATAGCGTCCTCCTGTTATCGCTGCGGATTGCCCCAGCGTTTACGCAACATCTCCCGCTCCGTCGGTGATGCGTTCTCATAGTCCTCCCACATGGATGCCGTCCATAGTCGCGCCACTGTTTCCTTCTGTGCGATGTAGCTCTGCTGCGGCCTGATGTAGTGTGCGATGGCAAGGCTCAGCACGCAGTCATCGTGCGCTCCCAGCTCCGCCTCCGGCTTCAGCGTCTCCGGATTGCGCACGAAGGTCAGCATCTCCTGCAGCGTTGTCTCGTCGTTCACGATGGTGATGTCATCGCGCACCGCCTTGATAAGCTCCGCAAGGATGACCGGCCTCGTCTTCGTGTTGGTGAGAAAGCCAAAGCTCTGCTTGATCTTGTGCGTGTAATCGTCGATGCTCTCCCGGATGTACTGCTTCGGATACCGCAGCCGCTCCAGCTCCATCACCGGGTAGGTGGAGAAGTTGGTCTCAATGCCGATGAGTGCCGTGTTGTAGTGCAGCCCTAAGCAGTAGACCTGCCGTGCGAACACATCCTCGTCGAACTTGCCCCGCAGCACCGCCACCTGCTCTCCGGTTCTGTTGTCCAGCACCTGCGTCACAAAGCTGTCGCTGCCTTCTCCGGCAGTGTCTCCGCCGATCACATAGGGCACGCCCTTCTCCGGCTTCTTGTAGACCTTGATGCAGCCGTCCCTCGCGTCCTCCCATCGGATGTCCGTCAGCGTCAGCCCGTCATCCGCGTATGTGAAAAGGCCGGTGCACACCGGTTCCTTCAGCTCCTGCAGCCGTCTTCCGATGGCCTTGCCGTTGAATACCGTCTTGCCCGTCACGCCCCACATGCCGAGGCAGTAGACCTGATAGTAATACTCGTCCGTTTCCTGAAAGTTCTCCAGCGTCCGGATAGCCGCCGCATCCAGAAAGCGGTTGTCCTTGTAGGTGCTCTCGTGCACCCGTGCTCGTTTGTCCCGCCGGTCAAAAAAACGTTTCTTCAGCCAGTGCTGAATGCTGATCGGGTTGAAGCTCAGGATGATCTGCTGGTACTCCCGCGTCTTTCCGCGCAGTCGGATGTCAAGCTGGTTGAAGTCTCCCTCCAGCAGCTCGCTGGCCTCTTCAATCCAGATGCCCGTGATGTTGTAGATGGATTTCAGCTTCTCAACGTCATCCAGTCCCGCAAAGATGATCTCGCTGCCGTTTTGGAAAGAGATGGTCAGGTCTGATTTGTTGGCCTTGTACCCGCTGTCCGGGTAGAACTCCGCCAGCTGTCCCAAAAGCTGCTTGAAGCAGCTCTCTCGCAGCGTCCTCGCTACCTTACGGCACACGAGGAAGCGGTGTCCCGGCTCGTTGACCGCCCGCTCCAGCACCTTCCGTCCCGCGAAGATGGACTTTCCCGAACCGCCGCCGCCTTTCAGCACCAGATACCTGTGTGTGTCAGCGAACAGCGGAAGGAAGGTTTCGTTGTTGGTCTCTCGCAGTCCCTCGTACCACGTTACGATTTCATAGAGCTTGTCGATCTCCTCGCGGCTCATAGCCTTCAGCTCAGAGGCCGTCCACTTCGTCTTCATCGCACTCGCTCTCCCCGTCATCAGCCCTCAGCAGCGCCAACTTCTCGTGGTAGGTGGCGGCGTGCTTCATGCTCTCGCGGGTGTCCTTGCCCAGTTCGACCTCCTGCTTCTGCTTCCAGCCGTAGTTGTTCTGCAGGTTGAAGATGATGCCCTGCACGCCCTTCTCCCGTGTCAGCAGCTCCTGCTCCAGATACGCCTCGATTCGGGTTCGCGCCCCTTGGCATATCCCCGCCAGCTCCGGATGCAGCACAGCGTCCGCGTAGTTCTGCCATGTGCTCCGGTCAATGTCCAAATACAGGCACATGCCCGTCACACTCGGCGGCACCACAAACTGCACCACCTTGATCTCCTCGCCGTCATCGTTGCGGATGATGCCGCCGGTGTCGTCTCTTGCTGGAATTGTCCGTGATATGCTCCGGAAATAACGCTCGATTGCTTCCCGCAGTCCCTTTTTCGTGTATTTTTTCGGCCTTCCTGCAGCCATCTGCGCCACCTCCTTGCTCCGGCGCTATAAGGTTCCCGCGCGTGCGTGCGCGCATCGTGCGCGCTTGTCGTGGGGAAAAATTCATTTTGCCGCACAGCCTTCGCCCGCCCCTCGAATTATCTTGCTGTGCTCTTACCCGCTGGCGGTGTGCGCCAGCTCACGCTATCATGGTACGACAAAAAGTGTGTCGCTGAGTTGCAACTTTTCCGAAAACGAAAAACGCACGCAGGTGTGTTCCTGCGTGCGTTCTGCATGTGTTTTTACAGCTGCGTTGGGAAGTTCTCGTAATACTTCCGCACCTTCCGGTACAGCGTGGTCTTGTCCATGTGGTGCCGCATGGCCAGCGCCGTGGCGCTGGCATCCGTGGTCACAAACTCGAATAGCGCCTGATAATACTCCCCGCCGTGCTCCAAACACAGGTTGAGTATCTTCTGCTGCGCCGCCTCGTCCAGCTCCCGGTAGCGGCGGGAGGTGAAGTAGATATACCCCTGCCGGTTGTAGTCCGCCTTCACGCCGCGCTTATATCGAAACATCTGCTCCACCTCCCGTCTTCTCATACGCCCGCGAAGCTCTCCCGGATGGTGCCCCCCCGCGTCTCAAAAGCCACCACATGGAACCGCCCCAGCGGATGGATGTATATCACCGTTCCGTCGTAGGCGCGTCTGCGTGCCTTTCTTTTCCGGTTCCGGTCTCTGATCTCTTCCGTCTCTCCGAAAGTCTCCGGCACCCGCTGCGCTCCGTCTCCGATCTTCACAGTGCTTTCCCTCCGTGGCGGTACGGGCGCGTGCGGTTGTACTCGTGCTTCTGCGCCAGCACCGCCTCCACATCCACGCCTTCCTTGCCGCACCAGTCGAGAATGCGGATGAGGCAGTCCACCATCTCCGTGGCAATGCCCTCCGGCTTGCAGCTGTGCTCCGGCTTGCCATCCACTTCGCACTGTGTTTCCTTGTCGCAGTGGCCGCAGCAGCCGTAGATCATGGGCTTCCCGTTGCGGTATTCCTCCAGTGCCTCAGACAGTTCGCTGTGGCACAGCGCCACAATGTCTCCGAAGCTGCGCGGCTCGTCCCACCAGCCATGCGCCACCACGTTCTGATGGATGTCCTTTGCCCACTCGTTCAGCGTCTTTGCCATATTCAATTCCTCCCGGTTATGTATTGCCCCGCATCAGGGTCTGCCTGATGGAGTACGCTTTTTCATGTGCGCAGGCTGCGCCGCCGAAGAACTGCTCCACTCGCGCCTGCGCATCTCGAAGTGGATGTACGTCCCCCGGTTGATATTGTTCTTGTAGCAGGTGGCCTCCACCAGCTGAAAGTCTGGGTAGCGGTCTTCAAACCACTGCCACTGCGTTCCGCACTCGATGGCCTCCTCAATGTCCGCAATGTCGTCCATGTTCAGCTGGCCGTCAAACTGTGCGCACTGCGGGATGGTCAGGTTCCGGCTCTGGTTCCAGCGCTTGAAGAAACGCTTGTCCTTGGCGATGTAGTGCGCAAGGCCGGTCACGCCGGATTCGTTGAACTGCAGCCGCTTGCTGTTGGCGTATCCCAGCCCCCACACCTTCTCGATGGTGTCGCGGTCTAATCCTCCGCTGAGAATGACATGGTGATGCACTCTTCCGCTGGTCTTGCCGTATTCTGTGCAGCTGATGTACTTCAGTTCCATCCCCAGCTTTGCATACCGGCGCTTCAGTCTTCGGATGTAATTGCTCAGGATGTGCTGCGCTTCCTCCTCCGTCTGCGGCTCTTCGCCGGGACGGTAGGTCAGATGCAGGGCAATGTCATCCTCGGTGAAGTTGCTGTGCACTAAGCGGGTCAGCTTCTTCTCCGCGTTCTTCTGGTTCAGCTTCTGCTGAATTTCGCTCGTGGGCTTGCACCGCGATCTCCGCTTCCCCGGCGCTTGGAATACCGGATATATGTCTCCGTCCATGTAATCGCCGCAGACATATACGCTCTCCCGGTTGAATGTTCTCCCTGTGTACATCCCCGCAGCTCCTCTCTGGTTGCTAAGTTAAGATTGGTTACAAGCCTCAATTCGCGCGTGCGCGCGCGAATTATATATAAGTATTCAGCCTGCCATCGTCAGTGCCGGGAGGCTGTCCCCGGCAGACAGGACGCACAGCGCGCCCTGTTTCGGCTATGTGGATAAATAATGCCCGTAGCACCACGCTGGCGGTGCATTCCCTTCCACGCACGCTTCCTTGCCCTTCGGAAAAAGCTGCGTCACCCGCCCGTAGGCGCTCTGCGGTTTCATCATGGGAACGCCGTCCGCCCGCGCCGGTGCGCGTTCCTCCGACCTTGCCCGGTATCCGCAGCGCAGCGCGTCTGTGTCGCGGCTCCATTCCTCCCGGAAGGCATGTGCGCAGCTGCTGCAGCTCGGTTTCATGTTTCGCTCCTTCCCGCGCGCACGCGGCGCGCGGATGGTTTCGATCTCAGATTAAAGGCAGAAGCCGAAGGCCACGCCACGCGCAATGCTCGCGTAGTAGTAGTTGGCGTAGCCGTTGCTGTTGACAAAGCAGAAATACGCGGAGTTGCTGCCATTCGGAGAGCGAAGCCAGTACCACCATGTACCGTTCCCCGGTCTCTCTTTCACGCGGCTGCGCTCCGTGCTGAACAGCTCCAGCTGTGTCTCATCTGTGTCCGCCGGTGCCCAGTCCTCTGCTCCTTCCTTACCGAACATCTCTGTGAACGACGGCAGCCACAGCTTGTCCTCGCTCTCCAGTCGTTCGCCGTCCATGGTCTGCACGATGCGGCGCGGCACGATCATCTCCCGCAGCTCATCCGGCAGCATGTGGATAATGGTTTCGTTGAGCCACAGGCGCATCTCGCTGTCCCGCCAGCCGCCTTTGCTGGTCATGCGCTTGTTCATCCCGTGTTCGTCCTTCATGCAGTCCTTCAGCAGGAAAATCAGCCCACGCTCCGTGGTTCCCACGGCCTGCACCGTCAGCTCTTCGCCGGTCTTCAGCGTGATGTCCAGCTCATCTCCTACCTGCAGCAACTCCTGCAGCTTTCCGTCCGCCTGCGCCTTCTTAATGGTGTTCCACTCGATCTCGCTTGTGATGGTCTTTCTGATATTCATGGGGCATCCTCCTGATTATCTGTACCGTTCATCCCACGGTACGAAGTATTTTCCGCACGCCTTCTTCAGGCGCTCGTCCACCTTGCCCTGCGTGAACCATATCTGCTTGTCGGTCTTTGCATCCGCAAGGCACATTTCCGCATAGGTCATAAAGGTCTGGTCGTAGCAGTCGCTCAGCTTCTTCAGCCGCTCTTCGCCCCAGCCGAAGTCTTCGTGCATGGTGATGAGCATCATGTCCTTGCACTGCTGCAGCGTAAAGCGCCGGGTCTTCTCATCCCGAACAGCCTGCTGCGCCGCCAGCTTCTGTAGGTATCCGCTCTGCTTTGCCATCGCTTATCCCTCCAGTGTTTCCTTCAGCGCCAGCAGCTTTTCAATGGTGTCCTCATAGGCCGCCTCCAGCAGCACCGCGCAGTCTGTCATGCCCTCGTTGCCGTATGGGCAGCCCCAGTGTTCCTCGCTGCTGCATACCCGCTTGCCGCAGGCATCCATCAGCTCCACAGTCTGCCGCGCGTCCTTCAGCTCCTTCAGCAGCCCCTGTGCCTTTTGCAGCGTCTCAGGCTCCAGATCGCTGCGCTCGTATTCCCGCAGCTTCTCGTAGCAGCGCCGCTGATCGCATCGTCCATCCTCGCAGAAGCTCCCGCCGGGGATGGAATCGCACTGCGCAATGTCGCAGAAGGAAAGGTCGGTGTCCACTGTCAGCCGTTTCATTTGCCGCACACCGCCGGTCTGCTCTGCAGCTCTCCGCCGCAGGCCGCATAGCCCGCAAGGTCTACCCAGTTGTCGCTCTTGCCGTGTCCTGTGGCAATGCGTGCGATCTTCAGCAGCGCCAGCAGCGCCGCCACATCCTCCGGCACGATGCAAACCTCCGCCGCCGGGTCTCCGACGCATTTTTCTTTGATGTAGGTCTCCCACAGCTCCCCGATCACACGGAAGCTGTCCTCCGGTGTGCCGTAGTCTTCTTCTCTCTGCCCGCACACGCAGACCTCCGCCGCGTGCAGCAATTCGCTTCTCGTCATCATTCGTCCTCCCCGTGCAGCACCGCGATGTTTGCCAGCACGCTGGCATTCGTCCACTCCATGGCCAACAGGATCGCGCTACGCTGGAACTCGCCCGCCAGCGCGCAGAATGCGTCGCCGTTATGGTCTTTCACCGCGCTCCACATATCCTTGTGCACGTCCTTGATGGCCTTCATCCGGCTCTCCACGTTCTCGATGTTTTCCTTCAGCTGCGCCCATGCCTCCCGGTCACTGGCAAATCCGCGTCCGCGTTCTTCCATAATTCCGCTCAGCAGCTCCGCAGAGGTCGCCTGCATGTTGCCCATCAACTTCTGCTGTGCGCTCAGATTATCCATGCTGCACCTCCGCGATCTCCCAGTCCTCCGCCAGCATGTCCGTCTGGCTTGCCAGCCACGGCACGCAGCTGCGCGGTGCATCCGGATTGTTGCTGCGCAGGCCGGTGGTGTCGATGTAGATGTACGGGCTGGTCATCTTGCTGTGCTCATCCGGCACCTGCAGCTTGATGAAAATGCCCTTGCCGTTCCAGCCTCTGCGCCGAACCGGCCAGCCGCAGCGCAGCTTGCTCAGCGCCCAGCCGAAGTCCCGCGTCTCGGTATCCGCCGCCGCGCATTCCATGGTGCGCTCCTCGTCCGTCCTCTTCTGCAGGGCATAGCCCTCCAGCTCCCACAGCCGGTTCTCGATGTGCTGCAAGCACAGTCTCTTGCCCAGCTCAGCGTCGTAGTTGGCCGGGTCTACGCACGCGCTGCTCTCCGTCAGGATGAAGCCGTTGCGCAGCCGCACCGTCACCACCGTGCACTTGCCGAACTCCGTGCGTACCTGCACGTCCGCGCTGTTCAGCAGCAGGTCGATCTCCGCCTGTGTTACCTTGATGTCGCTCATGTTCATTTCCTCCTGTCATTTTGTTTGTATATCGTCCGCCCCCACTGGCAGCGTGGGCAGAGGTATCCGTCCTTTGGTATCGTTTGGCCTTTGGCGATGTTCCATCTTAGCCCGCAGCCACGGCAGGTCTCATACCGCAGCCCCGGTATCTCCCGCGCTTCCCGTTCTCTCATGCGCCTGCCTCCCGGTACAGCTTTGTTCTTCCGCTTTCGATGTGGCAGCGGTTGATGAGCGGCCTTTGCTTTCTTCCGCCATCCAGAATTACCCTGAGATCGTCCGGTGTCCGGATGATCTTTTCCACGGTTGTGACCATCAGCCACTCGTGGCTTTCCGTGGAGCAGTCATATATGACGGTCATGCCCACCTGAAGCTCATCCCATGCAAGCCTCCGCCCGTGTTCCTCTATGTATGCGCCCACGCGCAGCGCAGCGGGGAAGAGGCTCAGCTGTTCCATCCGCTCACTCCTCATACGGGCTTTGCAGGCTCCAGTCCCAAACTTGCCCGCAGTCCCACTCCGTCCGGAAGTGGTTGTGTTTTCCGTCGCCGGTGAAGAAAAGGTATTCCCTCGGTAGCACTCTTCCTACCTCCGTCTCTCCGTCCTTTTCGTCCAGCCACCGTTCGATCACATCCAGCGCCAGCTCCTCCAGCTCCGGCAGCAGCGGATGATCTGCTGCATATCCATGGAACTGGTACGGCTTTGTCACCACAGCAATCACGCCCGCCGGTGTCGCATCCCGTGCATCGTCCGCTCGGTTCAGAATGCACCACACCACCGCTGCCCGCTCTGTTGTTCCGCACACCATGGCCTCGCCGTATACGGCCTTGGCGATGTACGCCGCCGTCTCCGTCCATGCGCTCATATCCCGCTCAGGTTCTTCCTGTCGGATGACCGGCTCTGGCATGTACGTCACATAGGTCTGCGTCAGCTTCTCGGCCACCGCCTCGTCCTGCTCAATCGGCTGCGCCGTTGTGCTCAACATCAGCAGGTTGGCCACCACCGCCGCCAGCATCAGCATCGCCGCCGCTGCCGCAAGTGCTCTCTTTCTCATTCCATCCACCCCGCCAGCCACGCGAACAGCGCCGCCGCGCACATGGATGCAGCCATCATCAGGAAGCCCGCGCTCAGCGCGATGCTGTCCTGCTCCACGCCTCCGCCGATGCCCAGCATCAGCAGGAAGCTCAGCCCCGCCAGCGCACCCCACACGCTCTTCAGCGTCCGGCGCTTGCGCCTATGTACCGTGCGGTATCTCGTTTCCATGTTTTTCCTCCCGTCTAAAACGGCAGTTCACCGTCGTCTTCCGTGATCTCGTCGTAGGCGTTCCCGGCCTGCTGGTAGATGTCCGCCACCTGCTCCAGCTTCTTCGTGTCGCCGAAGTACAGGTTGGTGGCGTTCAGCTCTGTCTCCTTGCGGGTCTGGTCGTGTTTGTCCTTCCACGTGCGTGTCTGCAGGCGGCCTGTGGCCACCACCATCCGCCCCTTGCCGAAGAACTTGCACAGGAACTCTGCCGTGCCTCGCCATGCCACACAGTCGATAAAGTCCGTGGCACGCTTGCCGTCTTCCCCCGGCTTGCCGTCTCGCTCCACCGCCAGCGTGAAGCTGCACACCGGCGTGCCGGTGCTCGTTCGCCGCAGTTCCGGGTCAGCGGTCAGCCGCCCCATGATGGCCGTGTCATTCAGCATCGCTCTCAACCTTTCTCTCGATGGATTTCATCAGCTTCAAAAAATCAGCCGCCTGCGGATATTCGCCTGTGTCGTCGCGGACAACCTCCGCCAGAAAGCTCTGAAGCTCTCGCCAGCAGGCGGTATAATAAATCTCGTTTCGATCACTCTGCATCCGTCCATCCCCACTCTTCCACGATGTGCTCCGCCGCTTCCTTCGTCATCCCGATAAAGTCCTCTTCTGTCGTTCCCATCAGAATGGCGTTCCCGACGATGACATCGTTATAGATTGCTGCCATATCCGTTGCCGTCTGGTTCACCGGCAGCCCCAGCAGCTTGCCCTCCTCGTTGATGATGAGCGTCAGCCCCACATCCTTTTCTTTGCTCCACCCCGTACTCATCACAGTCGGCACCGTTTCGATGTGGCCTTCCACGATCTCCTGCAGTGTCTTCAGGTCTAAGCTGTCTCCGGGGTAGCAGTGCAGCAGCACCGTCTCTTCATTCGGCCTGATGATGATCGCATATCTCTCCATGCGCTTTTCCTCCTTCACCAGTTCACGCACAGTTCCTCGTCCAGAATCTGAAATGTTCCGGTCGGCTTCTCTTCCGTGGGCTGCAGGTCTTCCTCATCCAGATAGTTCCTGCCGAACTCCCGCATGAAGTCCTCCTTCGTCCAGCCCATCCGCTCCATGGCCATCTTCTGGCCGTAGCGGTGCAGCTCGTCCATGGTCTCCCGGCAGCTGTGCACCGCTTTCTCCCCGAAGATGTGGCAGCTTCCGTGGCACAGGTAAACCGTCAGGCCGTACTTCTCGCTCTTCTTGCGGTATGCGCCGCCGAAGATGTGGTGCTTGTCCAGCGGCTCTGCCGTCCCGTTCCTGCCGCACAGCCAGCAGCTTCTTCCTGTGTACATCTTTCTGCCTCCTTTAGGTTTCTGCGGCGTGTCTCTTGCAGCGCCCGTCTACGCCTACACCTTTGAACTTGCCCTTGTTCGCTCTCGCGCGGGCAGCGTCCAGCCGTGCCTTGTCGATGTCGTACTCGAATCTGCCGTTCGCATCCAGCTTGTCGGTCATGCCCCGGTTCAGCTCGCGGTATACGGAAGTCTCGTGCAGTCCCACCGCATCCGCGATGTCGCTCACCTTCCAGCCATCTTTGTACAGCCTTGCGATCTCCATGCGCACCTCGTCATCCATGACCTTGTATTTCAATTCAGTGCTCAACCTTCTCACTCCTTCCGCCCGTTTGAGCATAAAAAAATATCGCAAGTCGAACCGTTTAGGTTCTTCTTGCGATATATTTTACAGGTTGCCTTTGCAAAATGCAATACTTATCGCAAGATTTTTCAATTAAAAAATAGCCAGACTTTCACGCCGTGATTTGTGCAAGTTGTTCATTGAACACTCTGGCCGCCGTTGTTCGTCCCAAAATCTCCCGTGGGTAGTTGTTCATCCAGTCCGCCGCTGCGATGATCTCCTCGTCCGGCACCTCGTCAAAGTTCGTCCCCTTCGGGAACAGCCGCCGGAACATCTTGTTCTGGTTCTCGTTGCTGCCGCGCTCATAGCTGCTGTACGGGTGGCAGTAGTACATCTTCGTCCGCTGCCCGCCAAAGATGGAAGTCTCCATGCCCTCACAGTCAGAGAACTCACTGCCGTTGTCCACGGTGATGCTGCGGAAAATTTTGCTGAACAGCGCGCCGTACTTCCGCTCCAGTCCGTTCAGCGCCGCCACCACGTTCTCCATGGTCGCGCCGTACATTGGCAGCGTGATCTCGTTGCGGCTCAGTCTCTCTGTCAGCGTCAGCACGCACTTCTTCGTCTTTTGCTTGCCCTTCACCGTGTCCATCTCCCAGTGAAACGGCTCCTCCCGTTGGTTGATCTCTTCCGGCCTGTGCTCAATGCTTTCTCCCTGCGGCGGGCGTGCTGCCGCACGCACATGGTTGTAGCCTCTCTTGCTCTCCCCATGCAGCGGCAGGTCTTTATTCGTAATGTTCAGAAACACGCCGTTCGTGATGTAGTTGTAAATGGTCTTCTCGCACACGCGCACGGAAAACTGTTTGCCCTCCAGCTCAATGTCCATCAGGACGGCGGCAGGGCTGCGCCCCTCGTCCGCGATCTTCCGCTCAATATAGTCCGCCAGCGCATAGTCGTTCCCCAGCTTTATGGGCCTGCCCTTTGCAGTCTTTCCGTATTCATACTGCTGCTGTGCGATGTCGGCGGAGTAGCGCATGTCCGTTGTGTAGTCACCGTTCAGGTGCTCATACATCACGCCCGGACGCTTCAGCTCCCGGTACACGGTGGTGTAGTTGACGCGCAGCGCATCCGCGATCTCCTGAATCCCGGCTCCGCCGTTGTGCATCTGCTCAATCTTCAGTCTGTCGGTATAGGTCAGGTGGTGGAACCGCTTGAACTTTCTCTCCATGCCGTGTTTCTCCTTTGCGCTTTCTTGCGCTTATTCTAAAGCTGATTACGGCAGGTGTCAATATATGCAAAATCCCTCCGCCCGCAGGTGGAGGGATTATTCTTTTCCCAGCAGCCAGTCCGTGCTCACGCGCAGCACCTCGGCCAGTATCGGCAGCTCAAAGTCCGGCACCACGCGCTTGCCGGTTTCGATTCTGCTCACGGCCATCTGCCCCAGCTGAAGGCCGGCCAGCTGCAGCTTCGCCGCCAGCTCTTCCTGAGACCATCCCGCGCGCGTTCTCGCCTCCCGCACTCGCTCACCGCATAGGTTGTATCGCTCACCCAGTGTATACAGCCGCACAGCTCCGCCTCCTCATAATCATCTTTTGCATATTCTTGCTTGAACTTACCATGTCTTCGTGTTAATCTTATAAAAAAGATGATTAGACGGAAAATATTTTTTGGAGGTAGGCTTATGAAATGGCTCGTGTATGGCTGCGGCCTTCTGATTTCCAGCGCTGTGCTTGTTGCGCTCTCCATGTCTGGTGCGCTTCCTGCCCTTGGCGGTATCGGTTCCGGGCTGCTGACAGGCTGCGTTTATTTTCTCGGTGTATACCTTGCTCCGCGTCTAATCATTCATCGCCTTCAGCAATGTGTTCCGAAAGAAAAGCCCGGTGATCTTGTGCCCATCGAATCAAAGCGCAAGCTCATCCGCCGCGATGTTTTCGGCTACCAACTGGCTATATTTATCCTTGCTTGTGCATCGGTTCTCTTTGCTCTCCGATGCGGCAGTGCATCCAGCGAAGTCGAGCAGCTGCAGGCGCAGCTCGAAGAGCAATATCACGACCGTTATGAAGAAGGCTATGCAGATGCCGAAAGTACCGCTTATGAAAGCGGCTATGATGTCGGGTGTAAAGATGGCTACAGCACCGGCTATGCCGACGGAGATGCTGCTGGCCGCAGTGCAATCCTGTCCACTTACTACAATGAGCTGCGCTTCTTTCGCAACGGCGCTTGTATCGTCACGGAAGAAGGCTATCGTTATCACCACTATGGCTGCCATCACATTGCAGGGCGCGAGTATTGGATATACAACACCGAGTTGGCAGAATATAAAGGCTATTCTCCCTGCATTGATTGTTGGGAAGATGGGCTTTTGACAATTACACTGAACTGATAACGAAGCAGAACACCGCCGGGTCTCCCCGGCGGTGTTCTTGTCTTATCCCTTCGGCAGTACCAGCCCGCCGGTGTAGCTTGTGCTATCCGGCAGCACGATGCCGCTCTCTGTCTCAGCATTCAGCGCATCGTAGACTTTCTGCCCCACGCTGGTGCTGTACGGGTTTTTCGCAGGCTTCCAGCTCTTGTTTGCCAGCTGCCACAGTGCAGCCTGCTGCGTCACCGTCAGGCTCTGCCCGCCGCCTGCTCCCGGCAGCACGATGCCGTTACCGCCGCCGCCCATAGAATCAATGGCCGCTTCCACCTCTTCCTGCTTGAACGTGCCGTTGCCGTCAAAATCGAACTTCGGCAGCAGCTCCCGGAATGAGACATACGCTTCCGGTGTCACGCCGTAGCTGTATCCCGTCTGCAGCTTGCTGTACTCGCTCTCCTGCATCATCTCGCCCAGCACGTTCATCTGCTCTTCGGTGCTCAAGCCCGCATCCACCACTGCACGGTAACGCTGCAGGCCGCTCACGCTGTCCTTGCCGTCCTCCGGCTCCAGTGCGTTCAGGCTGTTTGCCAGCTCATAGGCTGCGTCATCACTCAGTCCCGCCGAAACGAAGCTGTCGTACCGTGCTGCCTCCGCCGGAATCTGACTGTAATACTTGAAGCAGTCCCGCACGGTTTCCGCCTGCTCTGCGGTCAGATTCTGACTGTTCACCCAGCGGGAGAACTCCACCGCCTTCTCTGATGCGCCGCTGTACTTCTCGTTGACGGTGGTGTACTCGTTCTGCACCTTCAGGAACGTGACAAAATCCAGTCCCGCCTGCTCGAATGCCATAATGTCATCGTCTCGGCTTGTGGTGTAGCTGCCGTCTTCCTGCTTCTCGCCGAATAGGTATCTGTACATCTCCCGCTTCTCGTCGTCCGTCAGTGAGCTTTCCGCCAGTGCGGTGCGCTTTGCGTTGGATGCTTCTGCTCCTTTCAGGCTTCCCGCGTTTTTAACATCCAGCAGCACCTGCGTCACCGCGCCCATGTCCGCGTCGCTGTCGGCCAGTGCGTCCATTAGCTCCCGTTCCTTGTCGGTTGCCATCAGCCCATAATAGGCCACACTCTTTCCGTCGCCGGAGATGTCTGTGGCCTGCAGCACTCTTCGTTCCGCTTCAGCCTTGCTTTCCGTCTCCGTCTTCTTCGTCCCGCGCAGCTCCTTCAGCAGGTTGTACGCATCTTCTTCCGGCACGCCAGCCTCCGTCATTCCCTGATAGGCGGCAGTCTCCTTTGCGCCAAAGCTCTTGAATCCGCTCTCTACCCAGTCTCTTCCGGTCTTCAGTGAGGTTTTCCCGAACAGCATGGCTTGCCCCGCGTTCAGTGCAGCCTGCCACGGGTCATCGTTGTATACCGGGTACTGCAGCAGATCATTGCCTTCGGCATCCACCGAATAGCTTCCGCCTTTGATCGCGGCGCTCAGTCCTTGGTAAATCTTCTTCAGCTGTCCGCCGCCGAACGGAAGCGCCAGATAGGTCAGCGGGTTCATCAGTTCCTTGCCTGCCGTAGCCAGTTTCTTCTTTGTGCTCCAAGTGTCGCTCGTCACAGTCTTCAGCAGGTTGTCCCAATCCGGCAGGGCGCTGCTGATCGGGACGCGCCCGCCGCCCAGCACGCCGCCGATGAACGGCAATTCCTCCGCCACATCGCCCAGCGTTTCGGTCACGGTGTCGTAGGCGTTTTTCTTCTCCGTCTCAAAAGACGGCATATCGCCTGTCACAGCACCTACGCCCAGCTCCACAAGGTTCGGCAGCTCATATCCGGTGATGTCGCCCACGGTGTCGTTCAGGATGCCCAGCGGGTCAAGCGCCGGTCTGCGTCCGATGAAATATTCGTAGACTTCATCGTACAGCCATGCGCCGAGGAAGAACTTGAACAGCGCCATTGCCAGCGCCGCCAGCCCCTTCTCCTTGTATGCGCGCGGCATATCCTTGAAGAGATAGCTCAGCTGGTTGTTGACCTCCAGCTGGAACTGCGTGAAGACCTTCGTCAGCGGATTGCTCCGATTGAACAGTGTCGGCGTGGAGCCTTTGCTGCGGTCAGCCATCACGCCCGCCGTCCAGTTGTCCGCCTCCGTCATGGCGGCAGTCTCGCTCATCCCGCGCTTCAGGTTCTGGTTGTACCGCGCACGCACCAGACTTCCGGCGGTAAACTGGTCGATATGCTCCATTGGCGAAGACATGGTGGCCGATGCTTTCTGTGCCCATGTCCGCACCAGCGGGTCGCTGCCCTTGCGGTTGGTCAGGAAGGCAGACGCATCCACAATGCCGTCGTTTTCTTTGAAGCTCTGCAGCGTCTGCCACATGCCGCGCAGCAGTTCCCCACGGTCAAGCATCGCTCCTCCCTGCGTCAGCGGGATGAAGTTGGTCAGCCACGATGCCGGGTTAATGGCCACCATGTTGGCAGCCACGCGGCTCTCCAGTCCCTTCACAAGGTTGTACATGTTTCTGCCCAGCGCCTGCTCCATGTTGCGGTCTGCGCGGCTCTTCTTGTTGGCCAGCAGGTTGGTGTACTCCTCCAGCTCCACCACGAAGTTCGACAGCGCAAACCGCCCGTCTTCGTAGATGCTGTCGATCTTGCTGCGCTTCTCTTCCTCTGTCAGCCGCGTGTCGGCGTACACCGTGTCCACCTGCTTGCGGATTCCCTCGTCGCCGGTGCGGTATCGTGCCTGCGTCGCCAGTGCCCGCAGCTTCTGGATGTTGTCCGTCTGATAGATGACATCCGCTACGCCTTCTATGTATCGGTCGAAGCCTTCCACTGCGTCATAGGCCGTGTCAAAGCCAAGGCGTTGCTGTGCATTTCCGAACCACTGAATGCCCGGTCGGAAGGTGTGTGTCAGGCCGTTAATTGTGGTGGGCAGCGCCGTCACCTGTGTGTCGATACCCAGCGCTCTGCCGAACAGTCCCATGATGCCGTCGCCATCACCCGGCTGGAAATGTGGGAAGTATCCGCTGCGGTAGTTCACCGGCTCATACCCGTTGCGTACTCTGGCCTCGTTCATCTGCTGGAACAGCTCGTCGTAGATGCCGCGGAACTCCTCCACCGCGTGCTCGATTTTAGCCTTATCCAGCTGCGGGTTCTGCTTCCACATCTCCTGCACAATACCGCGCCAGTCGCTCAGCGTCTTGCCGTCCCGCTCTGCCATGCGCCCTCTGCTGTTCTCCAGCATCCGGATGTTGTCCATCGCTTCGCCCAGCAGCTGCACGGCGTGCGCTTCAGAGATTTTGCCCTCCTTCTGCATGGCCTTCGTTTCTTTGGTGCTCAGGTTCAGCGCCCGTACCCGCTCGCGCATTTTGTTCTTCAGTCTCGTGGACTTTGCCTGCGCCTCGTGCACCGGTGTGAAATACTCTGCAATGATCTCCTGCGCCAGCTTTTTGTCCTTCACGATGTCAAGGATATTGCGCTCCATCGTCTCGCGAGAATAGAGAATACCGGCTTTCTTGTCCTTCCAGTCGTTTGCAGTCTCTAAGAACTTGTCCGCCTCTTCCCGCAGCTTCGCCCGCTGGCTCTGCTTGTACTCCGTCAGCAACTTCACCAGCCGCTCGTACTCCGTTGTGGCCTCATATACAGCGGTGATGCCTTTCACATTGTCTGTCTTCGGGTCAAGGTGCTCCAGCTCGATCTCACCCTTCAGCAGCCGTCCCAGCTGCACATTGTCGTGGTCGGTCAGCAGGTTCTTCGCTTTTGCTTTCTCCGATTCCCACCGTGCCTTCTTCAGCTGCTTGTAGGCTTCTGTGACCTGTTCCGTCGTCATCGGTGTCTCCGCCGCCGCGTTTGCCTTTGCCGCACGCTCGTCAGCATAGCGTTTCACAGTGCGCAGGTCTCCAATGGTGTCTCCGATGGCAGCATCAAAGTCATTCTTCGCCCACCGTTTGAACTCTTCCGCATCCCGCCCATAGTATTCGCTCAGAGATTTCTCTGTTTTTTCGATGCTCTGCGCCACCTCAAACATGCGCACCAGCTGGTCAGCTGGATGCGTCAGATCATCCGGGAACAGCTCCGGTGCCATGTCCTGCAGCTCCTGATACGCCACATCCACCGGCAGCCCGCCCTCGTTGACGATGCGCAGCCGCCCGAAGGCGCTCTTTCGGAAGTCATTGAAGTCCGCAATGTCGTGCTTGTCTTCCTCCGATATGGTCACAGCCTGCGTGCGAAGGTGGTCTTTGATGTCCTTGTACTGCTTGTAGAACTCCTCATCCACCACGATGCCCTCACTGTATGCCCGCTCGAACAGTTCCGCCGCCGTCTCTTCCGAGACGCGCCCGGTGGTCAGGTACTCCTCGCTGATCTGCTGCGCGATCTTCTGCAGGTATTCCCTCTGTGCAAAGCGCGGCACGCTCAGCGCGCGGCTTACGCGCCCAACAAGGGCGTTTTCAGCCCGCTTCAGGTAGTCCTGTGCCTTCTTCGGCAGTGATGTGCGGATGCTGTTCTTCTTCTCTTCGTCCTCCGCCGTCGGCAGCGTCGCCTCCGCCGTTTCCCCCTCTGTGACGGAATATTGCAGCGTCCGTTCATCAGTTGGCATGGTGAAACGCTCCACCACCGCATCGCGATTTTCATAGCTCAGCGGCATCAGGTTATGCACCCGCACCTCCGCGTCAGACCATGTTCCACCGAAGTCCTGCCCGGTCAGCGTCAGCTCTCCGATCTCGCTCTTGGAATACTTGTTGGAGGAATCGAACAGCAGCACCGGGATTTGTTCCACGCCTGCATTCCGCATGGCCACTGCGCGGTGCCGTCCCTCATGTCCCTGTACCTCTCCGGTTTCGTGGTCGATGTTCAGCTGGATAGGCTGCCACCTTGTTGCTTCGCCCAGTTTCTCCGCGTCCAGTTCCTTGCTGTACTGCTCCACGATCTGCCGTCCGCCCTCGCTGGTGGTCAGGTTCAGGAAGTCATCCGGTGTCATGTAGGCAATGTACGCCTTCGCATACTTCGGGCTGCTCTTTGCTGCATAGTCTCTCAGATAGGTGTCGATGGTGCTTTCCTTCAGCTTAACCGCCCCGTCATACTCTCCGCCTTCGCTGATAGAGAACCGGATGTCCGGATTGTCTGTCGGGTTTTCGTTGGTGACGCTCTTGATCTGTTCCGGGGAGAAGGCGATGTATACCGCGTCCGGCGTTCCGTTGTCGTCCATCTCGATGTCAGTGGACTTTACGATGATACCGTCATGCCCACCTTCCTGCGCCCAGCGCTTCAGGTCTCCGTGCCGGATGTCTGCCTGTCCGATTGCACTGCCCCAGCCTTCGTCCTCAATGACAAGCGGGTTTTTCAGGTTCAAATAAACCTGCATGATTTCCCCCTTGCCCTTGTAGCCGGTCGCCTCTCGTGCATACCCGGTTGCATCCTCAATGTATGGGCTAAAGTAAAATCCGAGATCACTGCCTCTGTCTGCAAAGTTTTCCCCGATGTGTGCCTTATCGAAGACCGTAAACTTTGTTCCGGTTCCATGGTAGAGCGTCAGCAGCCGTCCCTCGCCATCCACCGCTTTGCTGTCCTTGAAGAACTCTTGCTGCGCTTCCGTCAGCTGCCTGCCGTCACTGTCCTCGCTGATGGAGAACTTCACCCCCTCCAGCCCGTTCACCAGCGCCTTCCGCTGTTCGTCGTTGCCGGTCTCGTACTGTATGATGTTCACGCCGGTTGCAGCCTTCACCGCCGCGATCTCTTCTGCCGGTGCGCTGGTGGGCGCGATGATGGCCGCCGCCTCGCTGAAGGGCACTACTCTCTGCGCCTTCGCCTCGTAATACCCCGTCGGGATGTTGGCCGCGCGGTCAATGAGTGCAAGGATGCTCTTGGCGTGCCCGTCGGATATGGCATAACCTTCATTGCGGAACGCCGCCTTCACCGCCGCCACGGTTTTCTTCCCCTTGGCCGCTTCTGCGATGATGCCGCTCAGGTTTTGCTCCTCCTCGAAGCTGTTGTCGTACTTGTGCATCGTGGTGAGCATCAGATCGTTCACCACACGGTCAAGATAGATGCCGAGGTCTCGCAGCGCCTTCTCGTGTTCCTCTTCGCTCACCGTGCGCAGTCTCGCCTCGTCCGCGTGCATCTCGTCCACGTTCCGGTATTCCCGTGTGGCCGTCGCCGCCAGCGTCTCCGGTGTCACACCGTACATGTTCGCGCCCTTGGCTGCCGCCATGTTCATGGCCTTCACGATGTTCTCCGCCGTGTAGTCCCAGTGTGTCTGTGCAAAGCTGCGTCTGCCGCTGTCGGTCACTGCATCCTCGCCGTTGTAGATGCCCCGCTCGCCCAGCAGCCCCTCCAGCTGTGGCTGCACCCAGTCTTTCACCGTCCGCAGCGCATCGTTCCAGCTTCCGCCCGGCGCGATCATCTCCATCATCTTGGCCGCCGTGGCTTCCTTGTCGATCTCGCCCGCGCTTCCGCCGCTCTCATAGAACTCCTGCGTGCTCCGGATGAAGTCCTCCACCCGGTTAGGGAACACGTTGTTATTCATGTAGTAGTCGATGCGCTTCTCCTTGGATTCCGGTCTGCGGTTCAGGAAGTTTGCGTGTTCCTCTGCATAGACCTCCCGGATGGCCTGTTCCGCCGGTTTCATCTCTTCCGCCGTCAGGCGCTCTCCGGTCATCAGCTTCACCGCCAGCCGCGCCACTTCCTGTTCGCCCACCGCGTCGATGTACCGCTGAATGGTCGCGTTGCTGAAGAAACGGTCGAACTGCTTGTCGCGGTACACCGGTTCAAGGCTCTTGCCCTCGCTCTGAAGGAATGCCGCCTGCACCTCCGGATGGTTCGCCAGCTTGTCGGCGATCTCTTCCGGCTCCCATCTGGTCTCATTCTCCAATCCGATCTTGCCCAGCGTGCCGCTGCCTTGGAAAACGCCGCCCGCAAACTGGCTGGACAGGTTCTTGATGTTCTCATCGAACGCCCGCCGCGCCTCGTAGTTCACCTCGCGCTCCACCAGCGCATTGTCCTTTGTCGGTGTCCATGCGTCGCCGCCGTACACCTTGTTACGCGGGTCTGCCTCCGGGTCTATGGTGGCACGTGGGAACACTACGCTGGTATCTCCGTACTTCGTGTGCCCCTCCGCCGCGTCCACGATGGCCACGGAAGGGGATGGGATGCCGCCCCAGTTCAAGGCCGCGTCACGAATAACAGACCAGTCCTTGTTGTGTACGGCAATCAGGTCTTTCGTCCGCTCCACCGGCTCGTCGATGGAGAAGCGCTTCTTGACAGGCGGCAGCTTCTCTGCTACACTATCGTCAGAGACGGATGAAGTGTTTCTGTTGGTTCCCGGTGACGGGTTCTCAGCTTTCGCTGCATCGGTCTCTTTTTCTGTGAAAGAGGTCGGTTGCAGGTTCAGAATATCGTACAGCAGCATGCTGCCGCTTTCCCGTGTGCCTACTACCACTTCCGCCGTGTAGTCGTTTCCGCCCACGCGCAGCAGCACGTTGCCTCTCGCAAAGTCTGCAATTTTGTCCTTGCGTGGATGGTTCAGCCCTTCGTTCACCCAGTCCGTCGTTGCGCGCAGGATTTCGTCGGCATTGTCCGTGGCGCGCAGCTTGTCCGCCCGCAGCTGCGGGTCGTTGTTGTAGAGCCACTTCATATACCGTGAGAATGTCATTTCCTGACGGCTCTGATAGTCAATATTGATCTCATTGTTCCCCACGGTGATGCCGTTGGGGAACTTTTTCTTCAGGTTCTCCTTGACGGTCTTCACCCAGTCCGCCTCCGGCACGCCTGCAAGGATGTCCTGTTCCACCTCCACGAACGGCTTGTTGTTCATGGTCTTTCCGATGGCGTAGCCATCCCCACTGTCAGCAAATACCGTGTCCTCGCCGCCATAGTCCGGCGATGTCTCCCGGCGCTCCTCCGTCGTCAGCTCCCGGCGCTTCGCGGTGTCCCGCGCCTCGATCTCTCCCGCTGTGTCGCGGTACAGGTCGGTCGGCATCCGGCCTCCGTTCCTCGCGTTGCGGTCGATGCTGTCATGCAGGCTGTACCAGTCCCACACGCGGTCGCCGTACTGTTCCTCCAGCTGGTCTCTGCGCTCGTCGTAGCGCACCCACTCCGGCGGGTCTGGCTCGATCTGTTCCCATGTGTTCAAGTCGATCTTTCCGCGCGGCACCGTCGGTGCCATGGCATCCAGCTCTTCCATAGCCGCAACGAACTGCGGGTCACTCTCCCGCATCTGCTCGTATTGTTCCTGCAGCCGTGCGCCCTCGCGTCTTTCCGCCGCTGTCCTACTGTCAAAGCCGTTCTCCATTCTCCGATTCCAGTAGGCAGGGTTTGCTCCGCTGGCAAAGCCTTCCCGGTTCTGGATGGCGTGCTGCACCTCGTGGATGAGGGAGTTCAGCAGCGCCTCTGGTCTGTTCTTCAGATCGCGGCTCAGCTCAATGCTGTCAAACTTCCGGCTGTATCCGCCGTTCTGCCCGTCCTCCAGTGTGTGGAATGTCACGCTCAAATCCGCCATATCCGGATAGGCTTCAAATAGCTCCGGCGCATCCACCAGCTCGCCCAGCGTGGTGTAGTTTGGAATATTCGCCGCATCGGTGCGCAGCTGCATCCTGTTGTCGTTGATCTCGAAGCGCCACTTGCCGTCCATGCCTTCGTGCCAGCCCGTCGCCTTGCGGATGCTCTCCATGTCGGCTCCGGCCTGCTGCATCTCCTGCGCTTCCCGCAGGCTTTCAATGTTCGCGCCGTTGGCGTTCGCCCCGGCATAGCTGTGCTGCAATCCGCCCAGCCCCTGCTGCATGTCGATCTCCGGGTCATACATGTCGTTGAACACCGCTTCTGCATCCTCTTCAGAGATTTCCCCGTTTGCCATCTGCTGCTGCAGCATGTCCATGTTCTGCGCCTGCGCAGCGGCTCGTTGCTGCATGTCTGCGGTGAAGCTGCTCTGTGTCTCCTGCAGGGCGCTCTGGTAATAATTCTTTGCCTTCGTCAGGAACGCCCGCTCCTGCGCGTCGCTGTTGCCCAGCTTTGCCAGCAGCTCGTTGATAAACTGCAGGATGCGCCGTCCCAGCGTCCGGTTTTGCTGCGCCATGGCGCGGATGCTCTGCTCGTCGGTCAGCAGATACTTTTCCACATACTCCGCCACGATCTCCGAATCAATGGCTGCGTTGTCCGTCAGATTCTCGCCGTGCCGCGCATACAGTTCCGCCTTCTGCTGCCGCATAGCCTGCAGGTCTCCGCCGGTCTGCCGGATGCGGTTCAATACCAGCTTCTGCAAATCGCTGTAGCTTCCGCTTGTCTCGATGCTGTGTGTCAGTTCGTGGCTGATGATCTGTGCCACCGGGTTCTGGCTGCGTGCGTTGACATAGATTTTCCCGTCCGCTGGGTTGTAGTAGCCGTTGTGCATTCCTCCGGTGCTATCCGCGCCTTCGTCGAAGAACACCACCTCGCGCCCCACGATGTTGGCGATGCGCTGTACCTTGGCGATGGTGCCCTCGTCCACGCCCGCAAGAATGCCCGTGCGTTCCGTTTCCGTCTCGGCTCTCGCAGCTCTCTGCCGCGTTTCCGCCTGTTCCGCCGTCGGCAAAACGCCCAGCCGATCTGCCTCCATGGTCTCTCTCAGCGGCGCAGTTTGGCGTTCCTGCTCCGTTGTGCGCTGCTGCGTCTGCGTTTCTGCCTGCTCAGCTGTCGGCAGTTCCGTTCCGCCGGTCTCTTCCGCCGTCGGCAGCACCACGCCTTTCGTCTGTTCCTGAGCGGTTTCGGTTTGTCCTGCAGTCGGTTCCGTCCCTTCCAGCATTCTGGTGGTCTCCGCAAACAGTCTGCCGATCTCCGTATCCGTCAGCTTCTTGCCCTTGTTCAGCTTGTTCTTCAGCTCTTGTCCCAGCTTGTATGCCTCGCTGTTTTCATCAAGGGTCTCCGCCGTCTCGATGATGCTGTTCACCATCTCGTCGCCCATCTTGCGCAGCGTGCTACCGGTCTGCTGGTATCCGGCGTTTCGCTGCACCGTTCCGATGCCCACACCCGCCGTGGCCATGGTGCCGCCGGATAGTGCGCCGCCGAGGAAGTCCAGCCCCATCTCCGCCGCTTGCTGTGCTACTGCAAGGCCGAAGGCTTCGCCCTCCGTCTTGCCCTCCGCCATATATGCGTCGATGGTCTGCTGCCACTCACTCTTGTCCTTGGCGATGAGGATGTCGGCAAACAGGTTGATGAAGTCGCTGCCCACTTCCTCCGCGCCTTCCGTGAACGCATTCTTCAGGATATATTTGATGGCTCCGTCTTCCCACTTGCCTTTCAGCAGCGCCTCGATGCTGAACTTCTCCGTAAACACTTCCGCCGCACCCGCGATGGTTCCCAGCGTGAACGCCTGCGTGTCTGTCAGTCCTCTATCCTTCGCTGCAATGGTGGCATCCGCCGCCGCACCGGTGCCCATAATGGCAAGAGACATTCCCTCGCTCAGTGCGCCGCCTCCGCCGAATCCGCCCGTGATCGCAGTATTCAGCAGGAAGTCGCCCATACTCATGCCGGTCTGGTACAGGAAGCTGCCCGCCTGTCCCCAGTTCCCGCTCTGTTCAATGGTCTCCGCCACCTGATTGCGAATGGCATTGTTGGCATAGGAAAAGCGGTTGTACGCCGCATTCTGGTCGATGCTTCCGGTGCCGAGATAGTCCGCCGCCTGTGCGAGATAACTCAGTCCCTTCATCGGGGAAGTCAGCACGCTGAACACACTGCTGCCCACTGGCGATTCCTTGGCATAGTCTCTCCAGTACGCCTCTTCTTCCTGCCGCTGGCGATAGTTCAGATCGCCCGTCAGGTAGTCATAGTAGGCGTGTGCCGCGTCCTTGCCCTGCGAGGCGTACAGATAGTTGAAGATGGCCACTTCTTCGTCGGTCATCTGCTGCGATTCCGATCTGTTTTCCGTCGCCATGCCGAACAGGGCGCCCAGTGGGTTGCTGTCCCCGCCATAGTTCGCCCCGGCTTGATTTGTGATGTACGCGCCCGCCTCGCTGTTGCCGTTGATGTACTCATACAGCGGGTCATCCCAGCCGCTGGCATCGTCACTGTAGTTATCAAACAGAACGTCGAGGTTGGAGCGCTTCTTTCCGTTTGCCGTGCTCTTGTATTGGCTCTTTTCGCCAAAGTCTTCCGCGCCGGTCAGGTCGGCATACTGGTAATATTTCTTCCAGTCCAGCTCCTCCTGCAGCAAATCCGCCGCGCCCTGCGCCTCCGCGATCTGTCCGTCCATGGCCTTGGCCTGCGCCTGCAGTGCCTGTGCCTGCTGGCTCCACTGCATCAATTCATTTGTCCCGCCGCGCCGGGAAGATACCTTGTTCATCAGCTGCTGCGTCTGCTTCTGCAGTGTCTTTTGCTGCTCTTGCAGTTGCTTCACATTGCTCTGCGCCGCCGTCAGGTCGGCGTTGATGGCGTTCTCGTCCGTTCGGATGGTCTTCTTCCAGTTGTCGAACAGGTTCTGCTGCTCTGTGCGGTAGGCTTCATAATCCTCCGCCGCCTGCTTGTACTGGTTCCACGCAGGCTCATAGTCGGCATAAGCGGCATCCACCGCCTTTGTCGCGTCTTCATACTGTTTCAGCGTGCTGGCATATTCCTGCTGCATCTGCTGTACAATCCCGGACGCAATAGCGCTGCTGCCCGCGTACTGCTGCAGCTCCGGCAGCTTTCCGCTCAGCTCGTTCAGCTTCGTATAGAGATTGCCCGCCGTCTCATTGGCGTTCTGCAGCTCCTCCGCCTTTTTTTTGGCGTTCGCCTCATAGGTGGTCACGGTGTTGTATTTCCGTTCCATATCCATGCCCAGCTTCGGCTGCGAATAGTATTTCCCATCCGCCGTCGCGCCCACAAGGTAGTTCTGATAGCTGCCGTACTTCTGCTGCATGGCAGTGGAGCGGTTATACTCGCTCTCTGTCAGCTTATCAGATGCAGCTGCGCGTGCGGCATAGTTCTGCCGCACGCTGCTGTCATACTTGTCTCTGGTTTTCCCGCTCCGGTCGAAGGCTGTGTTGCCGCTGGCAGGGTTCTTCTGCGTGTCTACGTTGCCCAGCTTCTGATTGCTCCATGCAGAAAAGGTCTGCGCCTTTTGCGGTGTGCCGGTCGTCTTCGCTGTGCCGGTCGCCTGCCTTATTTTGTTGTTGCTCCACTCAGAAAAGGATGCCATACCATGTCCTCCTTACTTGCTGGCGGCGTATTCGCAGTAGTCTTTGATATAGTCCGCGTAGCTGTTGTAGTTCTTTACCTCAGTGCCTCCGGTGCCGTACTGCTGTAGTGATGCCTTCCTGCGGCTCCACTCGCTCTTGGTCATCAGGCCAGAGCGCACGCTGCCATCCACACCCGCCGCCTTCATGTAGGCAATGGCGCTGTCGTAGTCGGTCACGACAGAGATATTCCCGCCGACGGAATCGCCGCCACCCTTGGTGAATCCCGCCTGTGTCAGCATTGCCTCCGTAATGCCGGGATTGCTCTGCAGGATGCTGTTCCATGTGTCAGCGTCGATGTTCGTTCCGTAGGCCGCCTTCAGTGCTGCGATGTCCTGCGCGCTCAGCCCGGTCATCTCGGTCTCCTGCGGCGTTGTGTTTCCGCCGCCTCCACTGCTTCGGCTCCTTCCAGAAGAGGGCTTGCCCGCCGCCGTGGTGTTGAATCGGTTCAGCGCCGCTGCATCCGGGTTGATGCCCAGTTCCCGCAGTCCGGAGTAGTCGCCGTACTGTGCCGCCAGCTGTGCCAGCTGATAGCGTCGCTCATAGTCCGTCGGGTTGTTGTCGGTGTTGATGCCCAAATTGTTCAGGAACGAATTGTCGCCCAGCTCCGCCGCCGTCAGCGCCTTGTTCATGGCCTCGCTGCGTCTGGCCGTCTGGTTGTTCACCTCGTCCAGCAGCTGCCCATAGTTGAAGCTGCGATCGGTATTGAACTGGTTCAGATCGTTCAGGTACTTGGTGTAGTCCAGCTGCTCCAGCCCGCTCGCCGTCTGCAGGTCGTTGTTGATGCGGTTGTACTCGTCCATCCATGTCTGATAGTCGAAGGCACGGTTGGTGTTGTACTGCTGCATCTCGTTGAGGAACTTGTCGTAGTCGCTCTGCTCCGCACCCTGCACCGCGCCGAGGTCAGAGAGCTTCATGTTGTAGTCGTTCATGTACTTGTTGTAGGCCAGCTGGTAAAGCTCCGGGATTTTGTCCGTCATCTGGCTGGCGTAGTGGTCGCCCGCCTGCGCCGCCGCGTTCACCGCGTAGCTGGACGGAATGCCTCCGCTGGCTGCTGCCGCCGCGCCCAGCGCATCCTGCGTGGCTCTCTGGCCTTCCCGCGTGTACTGCTTGCGGTACTGGCTGTAAAGCTGGTCGTTCTCCGGGTCATAGCTGAAGTCCTTCCGGTTTACGATCTGGCCAAGCAAGTCCTGAATGGTCGCATCGTATCGGTTGTTGTATTCCGGCTGCGCCTCGCCGTAGGAATAGCTTCCGTAGCCCAGCTGCTTGTCCAAAAGGCCGCTGACGGTGTCGGCATAGTTGTTTTTATAGGTCGGCGCTGCGCTGCTCTGGAAGTCCTTGGGGGATAGCGGGTCAAGGTAGAAGTTTGCGCCCCTCTGCCCGCCGGTGTACCCGCCGTAGCTGGAGCGGATGCCCTCCGCGCCGAGGTTGGCCAGCGCCCGCGCCTCGTCCGTGGCGGCGTTTTTGTAGTCCTGCTTGTACTTCAGGATGCTCATGCCTGCGTCCGGGTTCTGCTGCGCCAGCTTCAGGTCTGCGCCAGAGAACTGCCCGCCGAGGCCGCTGCTCTGCATCGCTTTCTGAAAATCGTCGTATGTGTATCTGTTTGCCATAGTCCGCCCCTTTCTTATAGTTCGCTGCCGTTGTACACTTCCCGCACCAGCGAATACAGTCTGCATCCGCCGTTTCCGGTCATCCGGATGCGGAAGTGGTCGCACCGGCGCGGGATAATCGGCAGGTAGTAGCTGCGCTTCACTTCCGTCTGCAGCGTCTTCACCGTCCGCCACACGCCGTCGCTGTCGAACTGCATGTCGATCTGCACGCTTGCATCTTCATCCAGCTCCAGCCGCAGCAGCAGCTTTCCGATGCCCTTCTTCTCCGGTGTCGCCGTGGAAGAGGACGAATAGGTGGTGTACTCGTAGAAGTCCGCCCACTCCGCCTTCCATGCTACCAGCGCTTCCTGCACCGCGCCTTGTGGCACGCTTCTGGCGTTGCCGTTCATCCAGAGCTTGCCGGTCGCATCAAGGCAGTACAGCTCCTCATTCCAGCCCCAGCCCACAGCCTGCGTGCTGTCCTCTCTGTGCCACAGGTTGGTGCGGGTGTCGAAGGCAAACAGCTGATACACCCCCGTCGTGTCCTGCAGCGAGACGAAATACTTTGTCCCGTCGCTGCCCGCCACGCCGTTCCGGAAGCGCTGCGTGCCGAATGCCGCGCTCACGCTCTGCGGGATGCCGCCGCTCCATGCCACAATGCCTGTCCGGCTCAGGTAGAAAAGCGTCTCTCCCGCAATGGCAAGGCTCTCATCGCTGCCTTTTTCCACGCCCAAGCTGGCGCTGCCCATCACCTGAAAATTGGACGGCTTGTCGCCGTAGACCTTGTAGATGTGCTCCTCCTTGAAGAAGCACGGATAGCCGAGATAGCTGCAGCACGCCGTAAAATCTCCGGTGCTTGCCACATCCACCGCAAAGCTGTCCGTCGCCACGCCGTCAAACACATTCCAGTTGAAGATGTCGCCCAGCTTGCTGGCGTAGATCGTGTCGCCCTTGCAGCCCCACAGCCGGTTTTCATTCTCGCAGATATAGTCTAACTCTGGAACCGTGCGGCTGAGTTGCAATGTTTCGCTGTCTCCGCCGTCCGAGATGGTGAAGGTGTTCTCATAGAAGCGCAGGTTGTCCCCGTCAATCTCCCGGATAATGGCGGTCTTGTTGTTCTCCGTATGCGTCGTCGCGCCGGAGATCGTCACTGCGTCGCCCTCGTTGAACTTTGCTCCCGCACCCACAGCGTAGATGGTGTTGGCTTT